ATGGTTTATGGTATGAAAAAATAAAATTTATTAATAATTTTTGTAAACAGAATAATATAATATGCGATAATGTACATAAATTTATAGAAAAAATAAAACATTTAAATATCTTTACTTTATCTAAAAATATTCTTTATAATCTTATTCTTGGTTCTTCAGGGTCGGTAGGTTGGGAACATATAAATATTAATCCATTTGATGATGATACTACAATTTATACTAACATCGCATCATCAATTGAAGAATTTGTTAAGAATGTGTTAAATAAACAAATTAATGATAAAAAGATGTTAGATTCATATTTAAATAATGTAAATTATAATAATTACTATGATCAATTACTTTCTTCAATGATAAATTCAAATGTAATTGATCTTCTAAGTGATAATACTAAAAAGATGCTCTTAATGTTCATAATTGATGATAAATTTATAATTAAAATAATCAGTTTGAATTATAATAATCCAATAGTACCAATACAATTACCATTGGATATCATTGATACACGTAACATTCTTGACACGATAATGAATGACTTGATAATTACACAATCACTTGTTATTCCTGTTTATAATGTTAATGATACAATATTATTACCAATCGAGTTAAATGATATGAACAAACTTAAACACAAGAAATACAATAAAAATAATGAATTGATTATACCTAATAGATTTATAACTATAGGCACAAAAAATAGGTTGTTAATAGAAAATTCTAATAATTTAACAATATACCATGATTTAAGCAATGAGCTAATGTTATTACATATTGACATTAATGATTCAAATATTACTAATAAACATATTGTTAATATTAATGAAATGGCTAATAAGATATATTTGCCATTACATAATGATAATAAAGTACATAATTTTAGAGTTAAACGTCCTAATCAAGAAGGAAGAAAATCAAACATCTGGTTTAATAATATCTATGAAGGTATACAAAGAAGCAAATATAATACATACCTTTCTAGATTCATACAAGATTCAGATTTATTAATAGGATCAACAAACGATGTTGCTTGTAATTTACTAATGTGGGCAATTTCTTTGTGTGATGTTATTGGAATTGATGGTCTAAGTATGAGTTTACGATTATGGCAATTTCCCGATGAAGATAAGAAACAAATAACTAATATTATTAAAGTCTGTGGAGGCAATAATAATGATTTAGGTCTACAAATAAGTGAATATATTTGTTTGAAAGGGATGCCTGAAACAGGCACAGATATTGAGAAAGAAACGAAAGCTAGATGTCTTGAAGATAATATACCTAAACAAAATTATGATATAGATACATTACGGTACTATATTAGAGAAATAATCGAGGAAGAATTAAATTTAGGTCAAATAGAAAAAGTAGATCCTGATCAATTATGGTTGAGACGTTGGGCTTGGACTAAGAATGGTTCACACAATAGAGCTATTGAAAAACATTATAAGGGAATAGATAAATCAAAATGGTCTATCAGTTATGGTGGTCAGGTACACAGGCGTGAAGCTATGGAATATTATGAATATAACCCAATCCGTGAATGGAATGGTGATGTGGTTGTATCTACTAGTATCAAACCAGAAGTTGGGAAACCAGG